TCAGGACTTATAGGAGAGTTACTAATGAATTTAATAATAATATTGAGATAGAAGAGGAAGAGTACAATAGGGATAAAGATATTATGTTAAATAGAGTTGAGGAAAGTCTTAAAGCTGATCTTCATTGGGTGGAGCGGGCAATGGTTTCTTTGTATTTAGATAAGGGGTCAATGACTAAAATAAGCGAAGATGTTAAGATGCCTTTTAAGCAGGTGCAAAAGATTATGAAAGCGGCAAGAACAAAGATAGATAATGCTATAAACGGTAAGACCGTGGGTAACTACGTGGTGGCGAGTATGGATATTATTTTTGATATAAATGAATCAGTATGTCCTGACAATATAAATGACATTCTTGAAGAGGCTTGGGAGTATATTAACTACCGGGTTACAGGAACTAAGATACCTTCTAACGCTATTGACAACTATATCAAAGAAATCAAACCAATTAAACTAAAACGAATAATATGATATTTATCATTCCGATTACGGCTGCATTGTTTGCTTTTCATTTCATTGAGGTACTTAGAGTACCAGAGCGGTGGCCGAAAATATTATACCGTAAACCTTTTAACTGCAATCTTTGTTTATCCTTTTGGGTGGCTTTGCTTTTATGGTTGGTGCCTCCTATCTTTGTCAAAGTATTATTCACAGGCTTTGCCGCTTCAATCCTATCAGTATGGGGAACAAAGAAATAAACTTTAAACATTCAGGGGCATCAGGGGATATAATTTTTTCATTGCCACTTTTAAAGCATATGGGTGGCGGTAATATGTACATTGCAAATTATCATCCACAAAGGGCTGAGTCTATTGCTAAACTTTTAAGGGTACAGGATTATATCGGTGAGGTTTATGTTGGCGTTGCAGCGCCTGAAGATGCCGTTAATTTAGATTTATTTAGGCAGCATGCAGGGTATCATTCAAATTTAATACAAGCTCATTTTACTGCATTTAAAAAGCCATTTGATAATTCATTTAAAGAGCCTTGGCTTACTTTACCTAATGATAATCCTTTTATAGAGGAACCATACACGATAATAAATAGAACAACAAATTACGATGATCCTAACTTCGACTGGAAAGAAGAAGTAAACTATCTAATGACTTTAGCTCCCAACTGTTATTTTTTAGGCTATCAGCATGAGTACGATATGTTTCAGGATAAATTTAAAACATGGGCAAAGTTCCATGATTGTGACTTTTTAAGCGCTGCATATCTTATAAAAAATGCTGCTATGTTCACAGGTGGATATTCATGCCTTGCAACGATAGCACAAGGATTAGGGGTTAATTATCGACTTGTTCAGGCACCTAATCATACCTGCTCAACACTATTTGTAGAACGTGAAAAAGTTGTAAATATATGAGTAACAAAGAATCATTTGTAAAATATGAAAACGAATGGATGACCGTTCGTACTGGATTTCTAAGGGATTTAACAATGGAATGTAAGAATGAGGTTGAGCGTATTTATAAAGAGGAAATAGATATTAACTGGCTTCCTAATAGGTGGTGTAAAGCCTGTTACTATGATGCTATTCGTAGATTAATAATTAAATTTGGATTATAATGCCACTACCGAATAAAAACGAAACGAAAGACGATTATCTTCAACGCTGCATGGGAAGTAGTGAAATGCAGAAGTACGATCCTGAGCAACGATACGCCGTTTGTAATTCGTATTGGAAAGAAGAAAAACTAAGGAATATATTTAGTAAAGAAGCTAAAACAGTATTTGATAATGGCAAACGAGTATAGAGATATTGATAAAGAACAGCTTATTAAATTAGCTGAAGATTATGTAGATGAATGCTTATCTAATCAAAAGGAAGCTCCAACTGCAAAAGGTGCTGTTGTTTTTAAAGAAAGGAATTTGCCTACTATTAAGTACTTTGTAATGCAATGGCTCAAAAAACAAGACTTTAGTTTTTATACGAGGCAATATTTTTATGATGCTTTGAAAGATGAAAAACATCCAATATCTGACACATTAAAAAAGATAAGAGAATATTTTGATTCAGTTGCAGAAGATATTGTAGCGAACGAGGGCAAAGGTATTTTCTACGCAAAGAATAGACTTGGTATGACTGATAAAGTAGATTCAAAAACAGACAATACAAACAAAATAACCGTTGAATATGTTAGTGCGGCTCCCGGAACTTCACACGAACCAGAAGAAAATAAGGCAGGAGTCTAAGCGCTTCAACGTCCTTGACTGCGGCCGGCGGTGGGGCAAGTCGAAGTTGAGCGTTAATCTTTTGGTCGAGGGCGCATTAGATGGCTATCCTGTGGGCTATTTTGCTCCGACGTACAAACTATTAGAGGGTACGTTTAAAGAGTGTTTTAACGCCTTAGAACAGGTAATAAAGCGAAAGCACGATCAGCAATTCATTGAATTGGTTACGGGTGGGATTATTGAGTTTTGGAGTTTGGATAATCCGAACGCGGGCAGGTCGAGGAAATACAAGGTTGCGATTGTGGATGAAGCGGCATTTGTGAAAGACCTTTGGGAAGCGTGGACACAAAGCATTAGACCTACCTTAACGGACATGAAGGGCGGGGCGTGGTTTATGAGTACCCCGAAAGGGAAGAACGATTTTTATAAATTGTGGATGCGTGGGCAGACGGGGGAAGAGGGATGGGCAAGCTGGCAGATGCCGACAAGTACAAACCCTTTTATTGATATATCGGAGATTTATTCAGCCGAAAAGGATTTGCCTGCTTTGGCATTTAAGCAGGAGTACCTTGCAGAGTTTAACGATAACGTAGCGAATCCGTTTGGCTTCCAGTTCATCAAACAATGCACGATGCCCATGAGTACGGAGCCTCCTGTATGCTTTGGTGTGGATTTGGCAAAGTCATTTGACTGGACGGTGATTATTGGTTTGGATAGATTCGGGCAGGTAAGCTATTTGGAGCGCTTTCAAAAGGACTGGAATATAACGAAGCAGATAGTTACGCAACTACCAAAGGCACCGATTAAAGTCGATAGTACGGGCGTGGGCGATCCGATTGTTGAGGATCTGCAAAGGCAGCGGCCCAATGTATTTGGGTTTAAATATTCGGCAAGCTCAAAGCAGCAACTAATGGAGGGTTTGCAATCGGCAATACATCAAAGGAAGGTTGGCTTCCCTGAAGGTATTATTACAAAGGAATTGGAAAGCTTTGAATATGAATACACGCGAACGGGGGTTAGGTTCAATGCACCAACGGGAATGCATGATGACTGCGTGAATGCCTTAGCCTTAGCATGGGCGCAATTTATGGAAAGGAAACACGATGTAAAATACGTTTTTATATGACATGGAATGATTTAACGGTGGGGCAGTATCAAATGATATACCCAATTATTACAAGCGATATATCTGATGAAAGTAAGATACAGCAAATAATAATGGAACTTGAAGGTAAGGAATGCACAGCAGGTGATTTAAAGCGTAAAATTAATGAGTATGCTTTCCTGTCTCAGATGGATATTAAACCTAAAGCAATGAAGCGGTTTAATGTTGGCGGAAGGTGGTATCGATTTAATTACGACATAGATAAGATGCCGGCGGCAAGGTACGTTGAGATAAAGGCTTTTATGGGTGGTGATTTTGTTAACAATATGCACATGATTATGGCTTCAGCTATTGTCCCTATAAAGCGAAAATGGTTTAGATTTGTGGATGCTAAGTACGAAGCTGTGAATCACGGGTTTTATGCTAAAGATATGCAGAGCGCTAATTTTATTGACTGCTATAATTCATTGGTTTTTTTTTATCTAAAATTAGCTCCTTTGACAAAAAATTCCCTTCCCTTTATGAAGAAAAACAAAAAGACGAAGAAAATACTGAAGAAAGCGGAAACGATAATTTTACAAAATATTACGGATGGATATTTGCTACAGAGAAAGTGGCCGAGTTTGAGCGTATAACATTAGAACAGGCCTATGACCTAAGCACTTTACAATATTTGAATGATTTGGTTTACATAAATGAAAAGCAAAAGAATGAGCGAAAAATGATGGAAGAACTTAATAATAAGTATAAAATAAAATAATTGTTTTTCATGGCAAGCATACATCCCCGGCTTATTCTTAGGCAGGGGTTTTGTTTTTTAGGTATTTAAAGATATGGCAGATGCGTTAGCAGGATTAGGTGAAAGCAGTAGCAGCTTTGAACCGTTGGATTTATCCGGGGTTGAGGAGGTGTTGTTTGATTACGCAAAGCAGTTTCAAAAGATGGCATCTGCACAATTACGCAGGGCCAATAAAATAAGCACTGGTAAGCTTGAGGATTCGATTAGTTTTGAAGTTACAGATACTGGGCAAGGTTATGAACTTGCATTAAAGGTATTAGATTACTATAAATTTGTAGATAAAGGAGTAAGGGGTGCGGGGCCAAATAGTAAAAACAAAACTTCGCCGTATAAGTATCGGGACAAGATGCCTCCTATAAAAGAGATTCTTAAATGGATAAGTCAAAAGGGGTCATTAAAGGCGAGTGCTGAAGATCAAAAGCGGAAGTTAAGTAAGGCGCAAAAGTCGAGCCGGTCGTTAAGAGCAGCAGCAAAAAAGTTAAAACCCCAAACTTTAGCTTTCCTTATTGCTCGTAAGATACAGCAGCGCGGGTTGCCTTACACTGGTTTTTGGGAACGTAGCTTTGAGCAAACCTTTAAGGGATTAGATGTTAAATTGGCGGAAGTGACAGGATTAAATATAAGAACTAATTTTGATCAATTAATTAAAGAAATAAAAAGCAGATAATGGCAATCACAATTAAGAGCGCACCACAGGCGTCTGGCTTTGTATCGGCGAATGAAGATGTATGGCACGTAGTGGATAGCACTAACAAAAATGTTATAGGGTTTAAATACCTTTTTGATATTTACAAAGGGGGGCAGCTGCTTACAAGGGTTAAGAACAGCCCATACGGTAATGATAACTATGGGGTTATTAATGTCGGCAATATTGTTAGATCAACGGTCGCTGTGGATACGCTTGCAGATTTGGATATGTCAACGCCTTATTTTGAGACTTTCCCTATATTAACGGCCGGTGCTGATTTTTGGTGGGGTGAATATGATGTAAGATATGGGGAGGTATGTGGAACTGCAATTACAACAAATGATGCGTCCGGCACATATCGTGTTTATAATACTTACAACAGGCACCCGCTTCATAATGCAGGCCCCGCTTTAAGTACAGGGTTAACATTTTTAAGCAATAGACCTGCTGAGAGTTATTTTTACGAAGGTGAATCTATTATAATAAGTATCAACGGGAAAAGATTAGCACCCGGTACTGGTATGTGTTTCCAATATGCTGAGGGTGAGTATTGCTTTGAAACTGTGGATGGGTTTCATTATTTCAGTTTAAATGGATTAACTGGAGACATAAGTATGTACATATCAGATGCAGATGGCGATCCACTTGGTGAAACAAAAATATTAAGAAAACGATGCTCTAAATATACTCCGTATACTTTGGTTTTTCTGAATGCTTACGGCGCATGGGATAGCTTTACCTTTGTTAACGGCAATGTCATGACCGATAGTGAGAAAAAGAAATTTGAGCAGATGGAATATAGGCTTAACGGATTTAACATGGTCAATAAGAACGGCAAGGTAATGTATGAAGGAATGCGAACCTATGGTGTAGAGTTTAAAACAAAGATGAAGCTAACGACCGATGTATTAAATACTGAAGAATATATATGGTTATTCGAGTTGATGGTATCGCCTCTTGTTTATCTATGGGATAAAGCAAACAACCTATTTCATCCCGTTCAGATTACTGATAGTAATTACGACATGAAGAACAGCCTACAGAATAAGACTGAAACGCTGGATATTAACATTGATATTTACAAACAAAATACGCAGTACCGATGATCTACGAATTATTTTTGGAGGGTGAGCTTGCAGACATCCGGCAGGATTTGGGGATGCAGTTGAGCTATAATATTGATGATGTTAATAAATACGGTAGCCGCGATACATCATTTAGTAAAACGATAGTATTGCCCGGTACTGCAAAAAATAATAAGCTATTGGGGTTTGTTGGTGAGTTGGGGAGTAATAATCCTTATGCTAATGGTTCGCCAAATATAAATTCTAATTTCAACCCAGCCCAAACTACTAAAGCTGAATTAAGGGCAAATGGTCTTTTGCTTTTAAAGGGTGTTTTTAGGCTTACGGGTATCATTCATGATAAAGGACATATTGAATACGAAGGTAATTTATTCGGTGAATTAGGCGGCTTTATTGCAGCGATCGGGGCAGGTAAATTAGAGGAACTGGATTTTAGCGAATATGATCATACGTATACTCGGAATAACATAGTGAATAGTTGGAATACCGTAAATGGGTATGGGTACTATTATCCATTAATTGATTATGGGACATATTCAACACCTGAAAAAAACTCAGGAAGAGTAAAAAAGGATTATGATTATGGAACATTTAGGCCAGCTCTTTTTATAAAAGAATATATTGACAAAATATTTGAAAATAGCGGTTATACTTACGAAAGTGAATTTTTTAATAGTGCATTCTTTAAGAAATTAATAATGCCTTGTAATGTTGCTAAACTAATCAAAACTGTAACAGATTTATTACAAGCTACAAGAAGTGCAAGATTTATTATACCTGATTCAAGAAATTCCTTTGGCGAATATAACTTACAATATACAAATATTAATTTAACGAATAACTTTACTGGTAATGGAAATCCGAGCTTTATATATACTGGCGCACCAACTGAAGTTGAAATAAAATTTAATATAAAAGGGCATGTTACTCTTTATAATCAAGATGGTTTTTTAAATATAACCTTAGTTGCTGGAGGTGAAATTAAATTTTCAAAACTTTATAGTTATACTAATACTTTATCTTTTCCTTTTAATGAATCAATAACTACAAGTGCAATATTAGATACCAACGATACAGTTTATATTTTAATAGAAGCGTTTAACACATGGAATCCAGGTGATAGAACTCCTACATCAATAGAATCATCATCGATTTCGGTTGTATCAAGAAATCCAATAGCAGCAGATTTAAAATTGAATGATCAAATATTATTTGATAAAATCATACCTAAAAATATTCTTCAAAAAGATTTTTTTATATGGTTAGTAAAAATGTTCAATTTATATATAGTTGAGAAACCAATTTTGGACAATTCATCTAAACCAATTAATTATTTTTTATCTGCCGTAGTTAACGGTCCACAAAATGCACCATATAATAGTTCTGGATTGTTAGAAACAAGCCCTTTCCCCTGGACTGATTTAATTTTAAATAACTTTACTAATTATAATAATGGGGGCTATCAATATACCGGAGAAAATTTAAAACTTAGTTTTAAAGCTAATATAAAAGGTGTTTTTTATATAAGGGAATTTAGGCCTGCGGATAGTGCAAATTGGTTTATTTTTTATCTAAGAGTAACAAGACTACGCAATGGAGTTACTACTACTGTATCTGAAACTCAAATTGTTGCAACACCTAATGAAACATTAAATGTTGATCTAAGTTTGAATTTCGTTGAAAATGTAAAAAATGGTGATGTCTATATGTTTACATATAATTTGCCTGTAAATAAAATCACTCCTCAATCAGTTATAAATTATTCAAGTTTTGAGATATATAAAAAGGATCCTGATACTACTGGTGATGTTTTATATATAGAGCCGTATGTTGATTACTGGAATTTAGACCAGCCTATTGATTGGACATATAAGGCTGCAAGGGATAAAGCATGGAACATTAAACCAATGGGAATGCTAAATGGTAGATTTTTTGAATATAAATATAAAGAGGATAATGATTTTTATAATGAAGCTTATAAAAAGAAATACAACCTACCATACGGATCACGTTTGGAAGATACCTTTTTCCAATTTGCAAAGGATAAACAAACTGTTGACATAGGATTTTCACCAACGCCATTAATACAATATGAAGGCAGGGATAAAGTAGTACCCGCAATTTACAAAAAGTCATCAGGTAATGCTGTCGATCAGGAAGAGCGAATGGATAGCAATATTAGAATTTTAATGGCAAAGAAAATAACAGGGGTGGCGAGTTGGTATATCCGCAATAATGACATATCAGGATCTGGCGGTAATTTAGGCGCTGCCTTAACCACTTACGGATACGCGGGTCATTTTGACGACCCTGTGAATCCTACAAAGGATATTAATTTTGGGGCCGCTTCTGAGATATATTTTGCTCCGAATGTTTATCCTACTAATAATTTATTTAATGATTATTGGAGCGCATATATTGCTGAGATAGCCGATAAGGATAGTAAGCTATTAACTTGCCATGTGTATCTTACTGAAATGGACATCGCACAGTTGGATTTCAGCAAACCGGTATTTATTGATGGGGTGTTGTGGCGGATTAATAAGATCATGGATTACGATGCAACAAATGGCGAATTAACAAAAGTAGAACTATTAAAAGTTATAAATAATGGCTAAGCAGGAAGTACCAATTAAGATTACGGTCGATACAAAAGGCGCGCAGGATGATGTTGAAAAACTCAAGAAAGGTGTCGATGATACCGGGAAATCAGCAAAGAAAGCCGGGGAGGATGCGAAGAAAGGATCTGGTGGATTTGCAAGCCTTGGCAATGCAATTAAAGCTTTAGGCATTGTTTCTGTTATTGCCGGTGTGTTCGGTGTATTAAAGGATGCTTTATTTAAGAATCAAAAGGTAGCGGATACGTTTGCGGCTGTTACTGGTACCATTGCATCCATAATGACGCAACTGATCGATATTATAGGTGGCGTCATCGATAGGGTAAGCAAAAGCACGAATGGATTTGATGCGCTTGGAAAAGTATTAAGTGGAATATTAACTTTAGCGCTCACACCTTTTAAGTTGGCTTTTTTTGGAATTAAATTAGTAATAGAAGAAATACAATTAGCATGGGAAGATTCTTTCTTTGGTGATAAAGATCAAACTAAAATAAAGGAACTTACAAAAAGCATAAATGAAACAAAGGATTCTTTAGCTGAAACTGGAAATGATGCGATAAATGCAGGAAAAGATATTGCGACTAATTTTATTGATGCTGCAAAGAGTATAGGTGACGTAGTATCTGGCACCATTGATGGCGTAAAAAAAATAGATATTGCGGCTACATTTCAGCAACAAAAAGCCATTGTAAGATTAAAAAACAATGCGGAACTTGCTGCCGCTACTTTGGCTGGCCTTATTGAGAAATATGATCGGCAGGCGGAACAGCAAAGACAGATAAGAGATGATGAAACGAAAAGCATAGATGATAGGATAAAGGCAAATGAAGAACTTGGCAAAATATTAGATCAACAAAGAAATGCGCAATTAAAACAAGCTCAAGCAATACTCGCATCTGCACAGGCAGAGGCTAATGCTGATAAGTCAAATATACAACTGCAAAAGGCGGTTATTGAGGCAAAGAATAATGTTGCAGGTGTAGAAGCGCAAATTACCGGATTATTATCTGAGCAAAAAGTTAATGCCGTTGGTCTTGCAAAAATAAAAATTGAGCTTGGAAAACAGGAGGCGCAGGCAACTAATCAAAGATTATTAAATGAGCAAAAGGCAACGGCTGAGTTAATAAAAAATGAAAACGATAAACTTGCTGCTAAAAAGAAAATATTTGAGGAAGAAAGTAAAATTGAGATTGCAAGATTGCAGGGTGTTGTTGATTCTACTAATGCCGGCACTGAGGCACGTATTGCAGCCGAAATAGAACTGGCAAATAAGAAATCAGAATTAGCCATACAAGGTCAGCAATTAGATAGGCAGATAATTGAAACCGGTTTAAATAGTGAATTAGAACAAATATCTAAAAAAAGGGATAATTTACAATTAAACTTTGATTTACAAAGAGAATATTTAAGTCAAGAGAAAGCTATCATTGATGAACAATTTGCAAATAAATTAATAACAGAACAACAATACACAGATGCTATTAGGGCTAATTCAGATGCAAGACAACAGATAGCAGAAGCAGAAAAAAACGCTTTAATAGCTGCATCCGATGCTGTTGCAAATACTTTAGCAAATGCTTCGCAGGTGTTAGGTGAGGAAACAGAGGCAGGGAAAGCGTTAGCTATTGCAAGCGCAACTATATCAATGATTACATCTGCTCAAAAGGCTTATGAATCCATGATAGGTATTCCTTATGTGGGGCCTGTATTGGCTCCCATTAGTGCCGCTTTAGCCGTTGCTGCGGGGTTAAAAAATATAGATGAAATTTCTAAAGTAAAAGCACCCGGAATGACTGGTGGCGGCGGTGTTAGCAGGCCATCTATATCTACGGCGGCGCCTATGAATCCGCAGTTAAGTACACAAGTTAGAGCAACGCAGGTTAATACGGCTGCCGTCAATCAGTTAGGCAATCAGGCAACGAGGGCATATGTTTTGAACTCTGACATTCAGAACGCTGAACAGAGAAACGCGTATATAAATAGGAATGCATCAATAGGTAATCCTTAATTTTACATAAATGGAAAAGACTTTACCGGTATATAAACTGACAATTAACGAGAATGTAGATAGCACAGTAGAAGTAGATGCTGTTGCACTTGTAGATATGCCTGCCATCGGGGTGGGCTTTTATGCTTTTAATGAGCAGCAAATGCAAGCTTTTGCGGTGGTGAATGAAGAGGAGCGCGTTGTTATCGGCCCTGCAATGATACCAGATAAAAAAATATTCAGGCGCGATGAAGATGGAACAGAATATGAAGTATTTTTTACAAAAGATACTATACGCACTATTGCTGAAAAGTTTTACCGCAAAGGATTCCAGAATAACGGCAACGAGATGCATGATAGCTCAAAGCCCGTTGATATGGTTTTTTTTCAATCATGGATAGCAGATGAAAGCAAAGGCATTCCGAAAATGAAGCAATTTGAAAGCCTGCCTGATGGGACATGGTTTTTGGGTGCAAAGGTTAATTCGGACGAAGCGTGGGCAAAAGTAAAAGATGGCACTTTCAAAGGATTTAGCGTTGAGGGTATGTTTGATATGATGCCTATTAAAATGTCGATAAAGATGTCAGAGGAAACGGCAGCCAAAGTTATCATTGATCAGTTAAAAGATTTATTAAAAGATGTCGGATAATTTACAGGTAATACCTGGCGGTTTAATAGGACTTAATGAGACTCCTCAAAATGTAACATATTGGGATGAAGCAACAGATTATAATGTTATAAATACCGATCAAGTTATTATTATAGATAATGATGTTAATGTAATATTTGATCCGTCAATAATAACACCAGGAAAAATATTTAAAATAAAGAATGTTAGTGGTGATGTTATTTTAATTGATCCAGGAACATCTACAATAGATGGTGCTGATGATTTTACATTAAATGATTTAGAAGTTATTGAATTAATTTACGCACAGTACAAGTTAACATTTAGATTTCATATATTATCTTATTACATACCTTTATAACAAAACAAACCAAACAAACATGAAAATTTTAGTATTAACGCAATCCTTTAGCGGATGCGGTTATCACAGATTAATGCTTCCTATCTCTTTAATGCAAAAAGAGAAAGCACGTATTACGGATGTTTTACCTGAAGATTTTGATTATGACATTGTAAATATCAACAGGCTGTGGCCCAAAGATGATCTTATAGAGCTTCGCAAAAAGCACGGGTTTAAATTAGTTGTCGATGTGGATGACTTTTGGATTTTGGACAACTGGCATTTAGATTTTGATACATACAATGCGCATAATGTTGACGCACGAATTATAAGACATTTGAAAGAGGCAGATTTAGTTACCTGCACCCATGAGCGGCTGGCAGAAAAGGTATATCATCATAATAAAAATGTTGAGATATTACCTAACGCAATACCTTATGGTCAGAATCAATTTACAAGTGAGCGGAACGCATCGGATTTGGTGCGTTTATTTTGGGCTGGTGGCATATCGCATGAAGAGGATTTAAAAATACTTAAGCCTGTAATGAAGCGGTTACTTAAAAGCGATTTAAAAGATAAAGTAAAAACGGTAGTTGGGGGGTATTCTGATAGCAATATCAGAGAGGAAACGATATGGAAAAAAATGGTCAGCTACTTTACGGCAGATGCTTTATTGCAAAATATGGCTTATAGGGGTTTGCCTGTATTTGAGTATTATCAGATGTACTTAGAATCTGATATTAAATTAATCCCCCTTCGCAAAAGTACATTCAATGGGTATAAATCAAATCTAAAAATATTAGAGGCAGCGGGTAAGGGTATCCCTGTAATTGTTTCAAAGGTAGACCCTTATTTGGGTTTTCCTGAAGATGTGGTTTATTATGAGGACTGGGATAAAAATATTAGGGCGCTTGTTGAAGATAAGGATTTAAGGGAGGCAAAAGGTAGGCAACTTTTTGAATATTGCAATCAGCATTACAATTTTGATAAGATAAATGAAAAGCGTAAATTGTGCTTTCAAAGTTTGCTCTCATAGGTTTTTTAGTTTAGTGTTTACCCCCTGCTTTTTTAAGTGGGGGTTTTTTATATCTTATTAATTATCAATAAGTTACAAAATAAAATATCCATAAATATGCGCTTTGGTATTTATGTGATATGAATCCGATCGAATTATTACAAAAAGTTAAAGCGTTGGTGTTTGAAGATCAAATGCCTGCTGCTCCTGCGGTTGAGCCTGAAGCTCCTGCAAAAAAAGAATTTGGCGGTTATATGCTTAAGGATGGCACAGAGGTTTACATTGATAAGTTAGAGGTTGGTGGTGTGGTTTCTATTGAAAAGGAAACTATGGCACCTGCTCCTGTTGGTGAGCATGAGCTTGCAGACGGCACCGTTATCGTAGTTGGCGAGGGTGGTGTTATCAGTGAAGTAAAACCTGCTGCCGCTCCTGAGGCTGCACCTGCTCCTGAAGCTGAAGACATGGGCAAAAAGTACGAAGAGAAATTCTCTGCTTACGATGCCAAGTTCGCTGCTTTGGAAACAGAAAACGCAAACCTGAAAGCTGCTTTTGCTAAGTCTGAAGATGCTATCAAAGGGCTGTTTGAATTAGTTGAGAAGCTTGTAAAAGAGCCTACAACTGAACCTACAGAGCCTGTAAAAAGCGGATTCAAATTCGGTAAGCAAGTGGAAAGCAAAGAAGAAAAATTAAATAGTCTTATTAACCTTTTTAAACAATAAGTAAAAATGGCATACAATGTAACGGGCTTAGCCGCATATACTAAGCAAAACGTAGATCTGCTGGTTAAGAACTCAGTTTTCGAAGCCAGAACACAAAAGGAAATCCTTGCGCTCGGTAACGTTCGCGTGGGTGTTAAATCTTCTGAAGCTATCGGTCGTATGGATACCGATGTGTTTTTTCAGGATGATAGCTCTTGCGGGTTTAATGCAAGTGGCACGACGACCTTTACTCAGAGATCGCTTGTAGTAAAACCAGTGAAGGTAAATGAAATCCTTTGCGATAAGGATTTAGAGCCTTACTACACACAACAAGCTTTAAAAGCAGGTGGTCAATATGATACTGCTGCTTTTGCTGCTGACTACTCAGATCTAAAAGCTAAGAAAGTTGCTGAAGCTCTTGAGGTTGCTTTGTGGACTGCTAATAGCACTGGTTCAGCTGGTACTAACGGATTGCAAAATAAGTTCGATGGTATCAAAACTATAATTACTGCCGCTGGTGGTTCAGTTATCAATGCAAATACTACCGGATTCTATGGTACGCCTGCAACTACTATCAACACTCCTACAATCGCTAAAAATGCGGTGTTGGCTTTGATTAAGTCTTTGCCTGCTAAAATCCAAGGTAAATCAGACGTTCGTATCTTCTGCGGATGGGGAACTTTCTCTTATCTTATTCAAGCTTACGTAGATCAAAATTTGTTCCACTATGCTCCTGATGCAAAATGGGATGATGATAATGCAGTGTTTACCGTACCGGGTACAAATTACAAAGTAATTCCTGTACATGGTTTGGATTCTGCTGATGCTGATGCTTGTTTATACGCTTTCAGAATGAGCAATATCTTCTTAGGTACTGATTTACTTGACGAAGAAAACAAATTCTGGATTCGTTGGTCTGAAGATGATGAGAACATCAAGGTGACAATTCGTACAAAAATTGGAATACAGTTCGCTTTTGTAGACGAAATATCGAAGTTCGAAGCCTAATTTATAAGGGGGGCGTAAAATCCCCCCTTTCACTTATAAAAATTTAATACAATGAGTTGTGCGCTCACATCCGGATACACATTAGACTGTAAAGACAGCAGCGGTGGTTTAGTTGAAATTTACTTTATTGAAAAAGGCAATGTTTTATCAATATCAGAAGATGATGGAGTTGTTACTGGTTTAACAAAAGCAGACGGTAAAAGATTTTGGAAGTATGAGCTTCCTAAAGAAACTGGATCGCTTACAGAAACAATGACAGGTAATGTACAAAACGGTACTGTATTTTATGCTTCTGAATTGAAATTAGTAGTTAATAAGTTGAACGTTGCTGTTCGTAATGAAATCAAATTATTAGCACAAAATACTCTTATCGCAGTTGCTAAAGATAATAATGGAAAATATTGGTTAGTAGGTCGCACTCGCGGTGTAGACTTTACAACCGGAACACTCGGAACAGGGACTGCCTTTGGAGATAGAAGCGGATTTGATTTAACTTTCTCAGGCAGCGAGCCAGAGCCTATGCTTGAAGTAGATAGCAGTGTGGCAAGCGCACTTGAGACAGCGCCAGTGGTACCATAGTTTTGTTTTGTTTGTTTGGTTTGATTTTGCCCTGCCCACTTCTTGGGCGGGGTTTTTGTTTATAGGTATTTATAATAGATATGTTTAAATTTATCAAAGGAACGACCGCGACAATTATCTGCACTCTTAAGGAGAAGCAGACTATTGAAAGCCCCTACTATTTATTTGTGTTTACAAATAGGGGAACGAATGACGTGGTTACTTTTATAAAGGATTATCTGCATGACGTATCTACAAATAAAGATAGATGGAATGAGTTTAGTATCCCTGTAAATACGTATTTTGCAAATTATAAAGAGGGTTGGTGGCGTTACGATATTTATGAGCAGACAAGCTCAACGAATGTAAACTCTACGGGTTTAGGGTTATTAGAGAGTGGATTGATGTTTTTGGACGATAATACAAACATAAGCTACACGCAATATTCACAGGACGTTAAATTTAAAATGTACGATGCATCCTAATATAAGTTTTATAAAGTTCGCAGATGTAAAACTGCCTGAAATGGTTGAGCTACCCGGCAAAGGGTATGTGCAATTCGGTGAAGATAATCTTTACCCTAATATGCTTTTGGAGAAATTGAACAAAAGCAGTAAGCATAACGGTATTGTGTTGGGTAAGGTGAATTACATCATAGGTAATGGCATATCGTATAAAGATGAGAGCGCAAAGGAGTTAGTACCGAATAAGAATGAAACCATAAATGATTTACTCAAAAAGGTTTCTACAGATATTGAGATTTTTGGTGGTGTGTATATTGAGCTGCATTATAACGCTTTGGGCAATGTTGGCGCGGTGTATCATGTGCCTTATCATAAGGTACGTACAAATAAAGACAACACTCAATACTATATTAAAGACTGGACGCAATCGACACGCACGCAACCTGAGATTGTAGCGGCTTATAACCCTGCGGTGAAAGAGGGTAAGCAGATTTTGTTTTATAAAGAATACAGACCGGGATTAGAGGTCTATTCTTATCCGGGTTATATTGGTGCGCTTAACTGGATCGAGATCGATATAGAGCTTTCTAAATACCATTTAAGCACTATCAAAAATGGTATGTTTAGCAGCAAGCTAATTAATTTCAATGAGGGTAAGCCTTCACCTGAAGAGCAGCAGGTAGTTGAGACAAAATTCAAAAAGAAATTCACTGGAAGCGAAAACGCGGGCGGTATTGTGTTATCGTTTAGCGATGATCCTGCAAAGGCCCCGACCGTGTTAGATTTGTCAAATACTGATCTTGACAAGCATTTCGATATACTTAATAAGACAACCGAACAACAGATATTTGTCGGACATCAAATTACTTCCCCAGTTTTAATGGGTATAAAAACCGAAGGGCAATTAGGCGGGCGTACTGAAATGCGTGACGCTTATGAAATCTTCAAAAATACCTACATTAATGACAAACAAAGAGCCTTAGAAGGTTTGTTTACTGAGATAAGCAATTTATTTGGGATGCAGGGTGAAATGGTAATTGCCCCGATTGAGCCTATAGGATTTGAGTTTAGCGAGGCTACTATAAAAGAATTTGCACCTAAAGCGTGGATACTTGAAAAGATTGGTATTGATTTAACAAAGTATCCTGAAGCTGCACAACCTGAAATGCAACCTACTGGACAACCTGTACAACCTTCTGCACAGGTAAACGAGAATCTTAAAAACCTTACCGGGCGGCAATGGCAGGGCGTTAATCGTATTATACGCAATTTCGAGAAAGGCAGAATTAATAAGGAGCAGGCGAAACTTTTACTAAAATCTTCACTTGGTTTATCCGATGACGAAATTAATGTGATGCTTTCCATAGATAACGACATGGAATTTAGTGCACAGGATAATGAAGAACTTTTATTAGCGGAATTTGCGCAGCATGGGGAAAACAAAGATAATTTTAATATAATTGCATCCCGTGCCCGTTATAACTTTCAGGAAGAGCTAACACAGGCCGAAGTAAATATTCTCGATCTTATCAAAAAGGATAAGAGAATAACGCCTGAAGTTATCGGTCGTGCATTAAAAATGCCTGTTGATGAGGTTGTAAGCATTATTGAAACCCTTGCCGAAGGCGGTTTGATTTTAGCATCCGTTAAAAAAATTGGCGTTGATGAAATTATTGAGCGTACCATTCCGGAACCTTTAAAAGATTTAACCGATAAAAAGCCGCGCACCTTAGAGCAAAAAATAATGTATAGTTATGAAGGACCGCAGGATAGCAGGAATAGGGATTTTTGCCGTAGGCTTTTAACTATGAATAAGTTCTTTTCACGCTCTGATATTGAAACAATGAGTATGCGATTAGGATATAGCGTATGGGATAGGCGCGGCGGTTGGTGGACTAAGCCAAGCGGTGACCGGTCTCCATCATGCAGACATCGTTGGGTGCAAAATTTTGTTATTCGTAAAAAATAAAAAATGAGAGATACTTTATTTATAAGTCCTGAAAATATTTATGAGCGTACACAAATACACTCAAACATAGATAGCAAAATGATCGTTCCTGAAATAAAGGTTTGTCAGGATATGTATATACTGCCTTTGTTAGGGTCTGGATTGTACGAACGTTTGCAAATAGGGATCGAGGAAGAATGTTTAAATGATGAAGAAGAAATATTACTTAAAAGTTATATAAGAGATTGTCTTATCTATTACGTGGTGGCGGAGCTTACCGATACCCTTACCCATCAATATTGGAATAAAGGCGTGCTTAAAAAGACGAATGAAGGGAGCGAAAATGTAAGTATGAGTGAGCTTATTGATTTAAAAAATAAGTTTAAAAGCCGTGCGGAATATTACGGGCAAAGGTTGGTGAAGTATTTAGTTGAGGAAAGCAATAATGCAAAGTTCCCTTTATATATTAATCCCGGTAGCCGTGCGGATACGGTAGTCCCAAAGCGTGATGCATATTTCCCAGGTATTTATTTGGGTATGCCTTATGATGAATTTAAGAACTGTGAAGACTGTCAAAAACCATTCAAAAATGTATAGTAAAAAAACTATCAAAAAATTAAAAGATTATTTCGCAAAGCATGACCAGAAACCAAATAGCAATACAACTAAAAAGGATAGCAACCGACCACAGGCAGGTAAGGACGGCAAAGGTGGTAAACCCTGACTACTTCCTGCATAATGAGGTAAAGGATGTTACCTATCCGGCTGTGTTTATGACTATGGGCAACAGCGCAACAGAGGGTAAAATAAAGACCCATACGGTACAGGTAACTGTAGCGGATATTGTGCTTCACACAACGGAGCTGGAGGTGCAGAGCGATATGGAACAGGTGGCTAATGATTTGGTGGGTCAGATAGGATGGGAAAAGCAACCGTGGCGGTTTACTCGATCCACGACCTTTGAATTTTTTGAAGATAAGTTTGAAGACATTGTGGCGGGGGTTACATTTAGCATTGATTTAGAGGTGCCGTTCCTTTATGATGTTTGCGATCTGCCAAGTAATTATGAGCTACCTGATAGCAATGTAATATATATAAATACTACTCAATTAACTAAAATATCTGATTTTATAGTTGGAAACGGAGCTTTAATGGAGCAGGGTGATACTACATTTACCAATAATAGCCTAACTGTGTATCCTTTGGTATTTATAGATGGAGATATTTTAACATATAAAGTACGAAATGATAATAGATATATTTCTTTTAATTTAGGTAGTAAAACAATAACAATACACGGTGGTGTAAATAATGGTGAAAATGTTAAAGTATATATTTAATAATTTATTATAATAAAATAAGATGTCAACTGTAATCAATTCAATAAGAAGGGCCGAAGGAAATATAAAAGCGTATCAAGGTGATACATTTTCTCCTACTCTTACTTTTACTGATGATAATGAAGATCCACTTGATTTTACTGATGTTGTTTTTAAAATGCAGATAAGAAAAAAAGACGGAACTTTGATGCAGACATTAATTCAAGATGTGGATATAACAGTAACGCTTCCTAATATTGTGGTATTTAATAGTATCATAAATGTAGAAAAAGGCTGTTATGAATATGATTTACAGGGTACGTATTCTGATAATTCAGTTGTGACATTTTTAGGAGGCTCTTTTGATGTTACAAAACAAATAACTGTATGAGTATAGAAATAGTACAAGATGGTGTTTATGAGGTGACGGTTACTTTATTACCGGCTTATGTAATAAATGCAACGCCTACTCCTTCTTATACTATTGAGGTTGTTGATCCAACCCCATACAATATTGGTATAAACGGAACTCAAGGCCCTCCTGGTGCTACTGGTGCTACTGGTGAACCTGGTGAACCTGGGCCTAACTTTATAGATCAGGATACATCTACAAGTATTACAGGACTTATTTATGGAAATGGTTTTAATATTGAAGAGGTTACAATAGGAGATGGATTAACCTTAGAAGATGGAGTATTAAGTTCAGGTGCTGGAGGGTTGAAATCAGGTATTGCTACTGCTGCTGTTACAGATGTTTACACAACTACCATTACAGGGGTAACGGGATATGCTGTTAATGATGCTTATGTTATTAAGTTTAATACAGCTAATTCGAATGGAGCTACTATAAATATAAATGGATTAGGTGCTAAGGAGCTTGTAAAGAATAACAATGTTATCATTACAGGTGGCGATATTCAGGTAGGTCAGGAGTTTATCATCATCTACGATGGTACAAACTTCCAGATGCTTGGTATTAAGCCTAATCAGATGTTTGCCTATGTTACAAATGCTGACAGCGTAACGATTAACAAGGGGCAGGTGGTGTATGCTTTTGGAGCTTCAGGGGATAGGATGTCTGTTAAGCTGGCGAACAATACAGGTGATGCTACGTCTGCAAAGACAATAGGTCTTGTGTTTAGTACGTCAATAGCGGCTAACGGGACTGGTTTTATCATCACTCAAGGCGTTATTCAGAACCTTAACTTAGGAGCTTATAACGCAGGAGATACGTTGTACTTAGGTGCAACTCCTGGCTCTTTTACAGCTACAAAGCCTTATGCTCCTAATCATCTGGTGTACGTTGGTATAGTGGAGAGGGCAAACGCAGGAAACGGTCAGATATATGTCCGTTGCGTGAACGGTTATGAGATGGATGAGCTTCATGATGTTCAGTCTCAGGGGGCTGTAAATAAGGATGTATTGTATAGAGATACTACGGTTTCTCCTAATCTTTGGAAGCCAGCGTCTATATCTACAGTACTTGGTTACACTCCTCCAAGAACTTACAATCAGAACACTACACCTACTGGAAGCGGAACGAGTAGCATACCTACTGGCTCTTTATGGTTTCATACAAACAGCGGTATTCAATACACGTATTTCAACGATGGCAATACTTACCAATGGGTACAGGAGACATTGCCTTTAGGCCCACAAGGGCCTCAAGGAGCAAGTGGCACAAACACAATAAACAGCTCAACAGCCACAACATTTAATGGGCTGTTAAAGGGTAATGGTGCTACAATAAGTGCTACAACAGTTGCTACAGAATTAGGGTTTACTCCTGAGAATGTGGCTAATAAGGAGAATGTTACATTAGATACATCTTCAACAAAATATCCAACAAATAACTTAGTGAAAACTAATTTAGATAACTTTGCTGATGATGTGGATTATGCGATAATGACAAATCAAAGATTACTATTTAATTTTTAATATTATGAGTTTACCAGCAGGAAGTTTAGTAAGAGTTGCAAATCAGCCCAATGGTGGTGTTGCGGTGCTTACAGGTACAACAATAGGTACATTGGGAAGTAATACGAATGGTACTACCATTGAGACAGCAGGAACGTATGGCACAAGGATTATCAGCCTTACAGCCACAACAAATGACACTGTTACTATTAACGTGTTTATTTACATCTTAAGAGGTGGTAGTACGGTGATTCCTTTGGGGCTTGTGAACGTACCTGTTTCAAGTGGTAACACGAATGCAGCAAGGTTTGCTGTGGATTTTCTGAATGGTACGAACATTCCAGGATTACCATTGGATAACACAGGAAGGCAATACATTCCTCTTTTAGGTGGTGATGTGCTTAGAGCAACAACTTTGGCAAACCTTTCAGCAGGTACATCTTGCTTTATTCAGGCTTCAGGATTAGATTACTTAGCTCCATAATGAACGCAAACGGACTATATAATGGATTGGATGCAGGTGCTGCTATGGGTGTCTATGATGGCACTGATGGTGGTGCTCGTGCTGGATTAGTTGGTAATGATGTAAATCCTAAACTTTACATAATTGATGCAGCTAAAAATGAAGTAATTGTTGCTTATTCTATTAGAAAATTATCAAATTCATATACTGGTCCATGTATAAGAGTTAGAAGGTCATCAGATAATACAGAGCTTGACATAGGATTTGATAAATACGGAGAATTAGATGAAAGCTCTTTATTAGGATTTTTAAATAATTCTGATGGTTTTGTAAGCGTGTGGTATGACCAATCTGGAAGGTCAAGAAACATATCACAATCTACCACAACTCAACAGCCAAGAATAGCATCTTCAGGAGTTATAGTTAAAGAAAAGGGTAAACCTATAATAAATTTTGATGGTGTAGATGACCTTTTGTTCAATAATTCTATCGCATCTCAATTTATAGGTACAAATATATCAAAGTCTTTTATTTGTGTACATAAGTTTAATGCTGTTACAGCTGGAGCAGTTATTGTTTCTATTGGAGCTCCAGCGAACAGTCCAATCATTTATTTTGGGTTAAATTTCTTACTTAGTACAACAGCTTACTCTTACGGTAACAGACAAGACGCTGGTGGAGGTGCTATACCTAGTGTAATATCTACTATAGGTGCAAATACTACATCATTAAGAATGCTTAATGCGTATCAATTTGGCTCATTTGCAAATCTTATAGTTGATAATGTATATGCTGCAAATGGAGATATAAGCACTGGAGTAATGACTCCAACACAATTTGGTGTTGGTGGACTATATAGAGGAACACTTACAAACCTTGCAAATGTCAACATACATGAACTGATAATATACTCTAATAATCAATTTGAAAACAGGTCTTTAATAGAAAACAACATAAATCAATACTATAAGATATATTAACTATGACATACAATTTTGACTTTAACATTGAAAAGGATGGCAGCCCTTACCTAACAAGCGATAAGGCAGCTAAGTACATCAGCGATATTCTTTATACAAGAGTGTCTTCTGACAAGCCTCTTTTAGAATCAAGAGTAGCTGAAGAGCTTGCTGATACATCAGAAACAACTCTGTCTGAAGATGAAAGAGTTTACATCCTTAACATCCTTCTATCTTTAGGAATAGACAACTATGCTAAGGGTAAGCTGGTTCATCCGCTTGTACAGGATGTGGTGGATGGTGTTCCTGTAAGAGTTACAAGGTGGCAGTTAAGAGCACAGCTTGCTATTCAGAACCTTGAGGCAAATGTAACAGCTGCTATCAATGCACTTCCTGACAGCACACAGCAGGAGCAGGAGTTTAAGATTAAAGCACAATATGCTTGGGATTATTCTAATCACATTGAAAGAACAAGTCCAACAGTAAGCATGATACAAGCTGTATTAAGCCTAACTAACCAAGAGGTGGATGACATATTTGTTAACGCTTATTCAATAGACATTTAATGGCATTAGACTTCCCATCATCCCCAGTCCTTAATCAGGTTTACACTTCAGGAGGCATCTCTTGGAAGTGGAACGGTTATGCTTGGGATGCTTTCAATCCTTACAATACAATAAGGAGGTTTGCTTCTTCAGGTGTGTATTTATATTGTGGAACAGCTTTGTCAGGAAGTAGTGAAAGTGCAACTGTGTGGACTATTATAAGATTAACAATAGCAGCAGATGGGAGTGTTAGTGCAACAGCAACAGCACAGCCTGCTGGTGGAACTGATTGGATAAATTACTTAACTCACGTTTATAGTTAGATATGGCAATTCGCTGGGCAATAGCATCGGGTAACTTTAGCAGTACAGCAACATGGAATGATGGTGGGGTGCTTGGTATTCCTACAACTGGAGATGATGTGTTTACAAACAGCTTCACAGTTGCTATGGACACGAATGCTACTGTAAATAGTTTGAATAATAGTGCAAGGGCAAGGGATATTGCTACGCCACAGATGACTGCTAACAATGCTCCGAGTCCTTATGTTGCTGCTGCGAGTGCAGTTTCACAGCAACCATTTTTAGCTTTTGATAGAACTACATCAACAAGGTGGTTAACACCAGGTGGTTCTCCAACAGGATGGATTTCAATGGACTTTGGAAGTGCTATTGTTATAGACGGTTATACCATAGCAGGGGGAACTACACAGACAGAAAATCCTCGAAACTGGACATTTGAAGGAAGTAATAATAACAGCACATGGACTGTATTACAAACAGTAACACTTCCATCTGCAATAGGAGGCTCAAGCACTTATTCAGTAGCTTCAATAGGCAATACAACATCTTATAGGTATTATAGAGTAAACATATCATTAAATGGTGGTGCTGGTGCTGTAAATATAGCAGAACTCGAACTCTACCAACCAGGCACAGCAGCATTAGCATCAGGAGGCTCATTCAACTTCAACACAGCAGGTGTTACTGTTAGTGCTACGAGTACATCAGCATCATTAAGTGCAGGTGCTACAAACCTTATTACTGTCACTGCTACAACAGGAACTGTAACATTGAGTTTGGGGAGTAGTGTGACAGCAGCTGCAATAGCTTCTTCTCAATTATTTAGTTATACAGGAGCTTGCAATTTTAATTTATCAGGTAATAATTTTAACGCTAGTACTAGCAGTGGTTCTGTTTGTATAACTAAATCATCTACTGGAACTATAAGTATTACAGGTAATTTGATTGGTGGTACAACTGGGGGTGCTAATGCTTTAAACTCAACAGCAGGGAATACAGTTGTTATAGGGAATGTATCTGGTACAGCAGCTGGTTTAGGAATATCCCAATCAGCAGGAAACATAACAGTTACAGGAAATGTTACAGGTGGTACAGGTGCAAACATTCATGGCATATCACTAACAGGAGCAGCATCACAATTCACTATTAATGGGGATGTGAGAGGTGGTAGTGGTTTAAATGCTAATGGTATTAACTTTGGTGGTACATTAGGGACTGTCAATGGTAATGTTACTGGAGGTGGTGGTAGTGCTGCTCATGGGGTTAATACTTCTACAGGTGGGGTGAATGTAACAGGTAATGTTATAGGTAATGTTGCAAATGGAATAGCAATAGCTGCAAATAGTACGGTAATAGGAAATGTATTTGCAGGAGGTGTAGCTGCTGGTATTGGTGTAGGAGGTAGCAACAACTCTTTCACCATTATAGTAACAGGAGATGTATATGCTTCTACAACACAAGTAGGAATAGCACTAATAGGCACAGGAACACAAGTGGTGAACCTTACAGGAAATATGTACAACACACTTGGAAGAATGGCTATATGGTGTCCTAACGTATTCATCTCTAATACAGCAACAACTCTTTGGAGAATGGACACAGGAGGTGGAAATTACAAGTTCCTATATTCAGCAGATTCTACGCCTAACCTTCCTCCTCAAACAGATGTAAGGTTTGGAACAACTTTTGGACCTGCTCTATCTTTGACAGGAACAATGGTGACAGTAAGTGCTGCTAACACAAGAAAGGATGTGCCTACAGACAACACAGTGGGAACAGGAGAGCTGACAAGTGCTGACATAATAAGTGGTATTAACGCAAGCTCAGACAGCCTTGCTGTAAGACTGAAGAACACCCTGACAGATACAACAGCAGGAAATATTATCTCACAATATAATAATTCATAATGGCAGATGTTCGTGCGGTAGCAAATGGGAACTGGAATACAGGAGCAACATGGAACACAGGAACTGTTCCTACTGCTGCTGATGATGTGTATAGCAATACATTTACAGTGAACGTAGATGTTAGCTTTACTGTATTAACGCTTAGAAGTACAGCAGGAACTGGTATTACAGCAGGTGGTTCTTTCAACTTCAATACAGCAGGTGTTACAGGAACTGTTACTTCATCATCTCCATTAGTACCAGGTGCTACAAATCTTATTCAGGTGACAGCAACAACAGGAACTGTTACGATTAGTTTGGGTGGGAATGTTGCTCCAAGAAATGCTGCAAGTGATGTATTAATAAATTATAGTGGTAACTGTAACTTAAATATAACTGGAACTAATTTTAATGGATTGACTTCATCAGCATCAACATGTATAAATAAAACTTCTGCTGGTTTAATAACAATTACAGGAAATGTAAATGGTGGAAATGGTGGAGGTGCTGCGGGAGCTCAAGCATTTGTTTCTACAAACGGCAACACTGTAATAATAGGCAATGTTACAGGAGGTATAGGTGCAGGTGGTAGTCATAGAGGAGTAAACCAATCAGCAGGAACACTTACTATTACAGGTAATGTAACAGGTGGTCAGTCAACAAGCTCAAATCAAGGTGTTTTATTTTCAGGAACATCATTAACAGTAAATGGTACTTTATTAGGTGGAATAGGAGCTGTTGCAATAAATTCTTCTGCTCCTATAAATAATGTAACAGGAAGTGTAACAGGAGGAAATGCAGAAGCTATTTTTTCCAACTCAGCCAACATCATAAACATAACAGGAACTGTAACAGCATCTGCAACAGCTCCAGCTGTACAATCCACAAACGCAAATGGTCAGGTGTATCTAAATGGCAACATGGTGAATAACAACGGTAAGATGGCTATTTACGCTCCTATCGTTTGGCTTGACAGAACAGGAACAACAACAGCATCCTTCTTTACAAGTGGAGGTAGTCCAAGAACACTATATTCAGAGGACACATTCCCTAATATGCCTGCTGAAGCGGATACAAGGAATAACATTGTTTATGGTCCTGGAAGTGGGTTAACAGGCACTCTTAAAATGCCTGCTGCTGCTGATACAAGAAGTGGGGTTGTATATGACAATGGAACAACAGGAACAGCCCTATTCACAACATCCCTATTTCTAACAGAACTATCCTCAAGCACTGTACCTGTAGCTGTAAGGATGCAAAACCTTTGCACTCCTATGATACTTGGGGAGCTTATGGAGGCGTTTAAGAAATGAGAGGATTTATACTACTTATAATTGCTTTGGTTTTATCGGTGGTTTTACTACCGATCGGGTTTACTTTTCAAGTAATTGCAACGCTATTCAGGTCAATAGACAGCTATCTTTTCCAAATAGCAAAGTCAATAGACCAGCATGGGAATTTGGTTTGTGCTGAATTATTTAACCTTACTTTGATAAAAAGGAAAGGTTACAAGTTTGGAGATATGGATAAGACGATCAGCTTTGTATTAGGAATAAATGCCGAAATGAAAACTTTAACGTATTTAGGTAAGAAGGTTGGTTTATTATTAAATATTATAGAAAAAGACCATTTAAAAAAGGCTGTCAATCATGAGCGTAAAGTTTGAATATGCGGTATTAACGATAATGAGTATTATCGGTTTTTTGTCGAAGCATGACTTTTTATTTAGTATATCTGTAATAGCTCAGATAATTTTTGCAGTTAAAAATTTACCCGGAGCTGTTTATAATATAAAACAATTAAAAATCAAAATCTATGCCCGAATGGTTAAAAAGGCTAACAAAAACTGATATTCGCAATTCTATTGCTATTATTGTAGTTGTGGGATGTTTTGTATTAATGTATCTTTTACAGGTTAGGCCGATCCCTGAACAAAACCATGATCTTGTATTAACAACAGGTGGCTTTATATTTGGTGGCGCTCTTGCAGGTGTAATTGGTTATTATTTCGGGGCCACTAAAACAGACAAAAAAAATGAGTCCGAATAATGATAAAATAGAATTAACGCTTTATATGTTGATCCTTATTTTATCAATAACTATTTATTTACTTTTACGCTATGCTTAAATATTTATACTTATCAGTATTATACCTTTTGGTATCATGTGCCAACCCTAAAAAGTTACATCGCATGATGGATAATTTACCTGAAGCATCTGCCAAAGAATGCTCTGAAAGATATCCTATAAACGAAACAATCGAAACGATAACCGTAACAGATACGGCGCTTTTGCATCAATACGAAGTGGAGTTAAATTACATGGCTCAAATGATTGATAGTTTACTGTCAGCAAACTGCGATACGGTACATATTGAAAAAATTAAAGAGGTTATTAAAAAAATACCTTGCAAACCTGAAACGAAATACATCATTAAAACGCAAGAAAATACAGCGAAGCAACAGGTTATAATTGATGGTTGCGATAAAAAAATAAATGATTTGTCGCAAATCAATACTAAAAATGCGACTGAATTACAAGAAATCAAAGATAAAAATGCGAAGTTAATAGTCTGTAATAATTGGCTATGGATAATAATAATCTTACTATTAATGTTTATTTTTCGTAAACAGATAGCTAAAATTGTTTTATGAGAAGGATTGAATATATCGTAATCCATTGCACGGCTACTCCTCACAATACAAAGATAGACTCTATAAAAAATTACTGGAAGAATGTTTTAAAATGGCGGAATGTAGGTTATCATTATATAATTGAATCTAATGGTAATGTGGTTAAATTATCTGATATTGAAAATCCTACAAATGGCGTCGCTGGTTATAATACAAAGTCAATTCATATATCATATATAGGCGGCGTTGATAAGAATGGTAAGCCTGTGGATAATAGAACGGATGCGCAAAAGAAAGCATTAATAGAAACGATTAAGAAGGTAAGAAATGAGGTCGTATTAAAACAGAGGTTTTTTCCAATTATACAAGGCCACACAGATTTCCCGAATGTATCAAAGGCTTGCCCATGCTTTGATGCTAAGGAAGAATATAAAAATATATAATGCAACAATTCAGCAAGATAGGCATAGCAAAGGAATACAGGGAAAAGTATGGCATGCAGATGCCAACGCTAACACTTGCCAGAATTATGTATAAAGAAAACAAAGAGGCGTTTAATAGTATAGATCATGCAAGGAATGTGCTTAGAACGATTGAAGGAAAATCAGGCGCACATAATAGAAAATATATAAAAGATAAAAGCTTATATATGACAGAAGAACGCCCACGAAACCCTTGGAAACTGCCTGAATCTGAGGAAACAAAATAGGAGCCTTTTATTATTAAAGCAAAAAAAATTGTAGTTTTAAGTGATATACACATCCCTTACCATAGCGTCGATGCTCTTAATTCCTGCTTATTTAAAATACAAGATGAAAAGCCGGATGCGATCTTATTAAATGGTGATACTATTGATTTTTATGGATTAAGTCGTTTCATGAAAGACCCCCGCAAAAGATCAGTCGCGCATGAGCTACAGGCAACGCGTGATTTTTTGGATGTGCTTAGTCAGTTCGGAGCGAAGATTTATTTTAAAATAGGCAATCATGAGGAAAGATATGAACACTATTTAATGAGGGTAGCTCCTGAGCTGTTAGGGGTGCGAGAATTTGAGCTGAAGCATCTTTTAGGATTAGATGCACGTGGCATTGATTTAATCGGCGATAAACGCATTATAAAGGCCAATAATTTGAATATTGTACATGGTCATGAGTTCGGTCAGTCCATATTTAGTCCCGTAAACGTAGCGAGGGGATTATTTTTGAGGGGCAAGGTAAGCGCTATGCAAGGCCACAATCACGCTGTAAGTGAACACACAGAAAGCAATATGAACGGCGAAATTACGACAACGTGGAGTTTAGGCTGCCTTTGCGAGCTTAACCCGGCCTATCTGCCTATCAACAAATGGTCACATGGATTTGCCATAGTTGATTTGGCAGAAAATGATAAAGACTTTCACGTGCGTAATTACCGCATCCACAAAGGCAAAATCCTATGAGTGAAGAACAAAATCAGGAATATGATCTTACAATGGTTATAGAATGCGCCCTAACGGTCATTACAACAGTTGAGGAAGCATCTTACAATAACTATGATGAAGAACAAGAAGATCAAATAAAGGCAAAGAAAAACGCCTATAATACGATTAATCTTTGCCTTCGTAAATTGCAGCGCATCATACGTGATCTGCCGGAGCGGCAATAATATATCTTTTCTTTCCGTAAAATGGTGGAATAGGGCATTCAGCCTTAGACCAGTCGCGTAAATTAATAATGCTGCTATGGTCGCCAAATTCTAAAAATTCTTTTAAGTCTATCAATGTTACCAGCTTATAGGTTAAAATCATTTTTCGTACAAAGTGAGCCTTAGCAGATACCTTTTTTGCCTGCCTTCCTTTTTTAGCTTTCACAGGGTCGAGATCATATAGCTTACATATTTCGGCCCATTCTTTTTTAAGGTCGGGCTTTTCATCTTTTAAGTTTTCACAGATAATCTCTTTTTTTATTATGGTTCGGGTTTGGTTTATTATGTCTTTAATCTTTACTAATAACCTTTCAGGCACTTCATCAAAGTATTGTATAAGATGTGATTCTATTGCTTTTACCGCTTGTTCAGTTGTCATTTTTTATTCTGTTCTTTTATTACGATGTACAAAGATGTAGCAAGGATGCAGATAATTGCTGCGAGGTTTATGATTATTAAATCTTTCATATTATTATATCTTTTTCGCTTGTTAATGTAAAGACCTGAAAGCCGCTTTGTGTTAACTGTGTGTGTCGGTATTTCTGCAATTCCGTTGGCTCCCTGCCCGGCTGCTTCACCTCAACAAAGATGGTTTTGCCGTTCTTGAGGCACATTAAATCAGGTATGCCGTTGCAGTTCGTTTGGATCAGTTTAACTACTATCCATCCAGCCCGCTCAAAGCGTGCCTTAATGTTGGCTTGTATTTTGGATTCCATACTAAAAATTATTAGCGATTAATCCTAAAATAACAATGATCGCAATAAAGATGTAAGATTGTCTTTTGGTGAGGTCAAATGATTTTTGTTGCATGGTTTAATTGTTTTGTGTTCCCAAAATTAAATACTTTTCCACAAAGTGCAAAACTTTTTTAATATTTTTTTAAAATTATTTTTTTGAGCCGCTGCGGGATTCGAACCCGCATCTCCCTGACTTAACAGGGACGCTATCCCAAGGTGGTATTTATTCCCACTTACGCCAAGCGGCCGACCAATACCTTATTGGGTATAATTATAGTTAATGAATGATATATAATACCACATAGGGTATAAACTGCATATATACACAAATAGTTATAAGCAATTTATTCAATCCCGTAATCATTCCTAAAATAGCTCAAAGTGTAATCTTTTTTATCCTTCACAACCTTGTATATCTTCTCCTCAATGCCGCCCTCCGCAAATAGCCAGTATACTTTTGATGCCTCCTCCCGATCTTTATTCTGCATCCGCGCCCGCGCCTGCCAGTAACTAACCGCGCTAAAGTCGATATTAAGCATTATTAGCGCGTCCGCTGTGCTTAGGTTAATACCTTCACGCCCGGATTGTATCTGCGAAAGAAACCACTTAGAATCACTACCTGCGAACTCCTGTGGATCGGTCGTAAACCTGTCATATCCGAAGGTAAGATAAAGCATGATTTCCTCCGCCTTGTATTTGTAGAAAATGGCTATCTTTTTGCCTTTGAAGTTTTCCTTTATCCAGTAAGCCTTTGAGCGGTCAAAGACAAGACCCTCATTCTTTTCATCTATTACTGTTCCAGTATAAATTTGGTGCAGCTTACTGAGTAGCTTTGCCCCTGTATCGGCTAATACTACGTTATTGTCCCTACCTATGTAAACCCTGTCGCGTTTAAGTCGATCCGCCAGAAAGTACGTGGATGGCTCCATTTTGATCGATACGGTTAATTCATCAACTTGAGCCTTAAACCCGGCTTCTGCCTGAGTGAAAGGGATAATTAAATGATCTGTCATTTGTTTGATTTTTGTTTGATTTGCGTTTGAGTAGTCGTTTACTACTAATGCTGAATATCTTTTTTTGCTTACGTTTACATAGTCATGCGACCATTTGTAAAAGTTAATGTAATCTTTGAACGGCGAAAAAGAACTGATATAAAATTGATGGAAGATTTGAGAATAGCTTTCCGGCGTTGGCGTGCCGCTCAAATAGATAATAGGTTTGCCTTTGCATAATTCTTTTAGCTTTTTAACCCTTTGCGCTGGCTTAGGATATTGCCCCAACCCGTGCGCTTCATCACAGATAACAATGTCAAAAGGCTGCTTCACGTGGTGCAGATTCTCATAGTTTGTTACAATAATATCCGCATTCAATCCTAACTGCTTATGATCATCCAATATGCCGCTTATTACCTTTTTCTTAGTTAAAAATAAAATAACGCCTGCACCTATTTTATCTGCGGTTAATAAAGCCGTGACGGTCTTACCGCAACGTACCTGCATCGCTAAATACACTAAACCGTGTTTGCGTATAATGTTGGCGGCTTTATCGCTTATTGATATTTGGTAATCACGTGGCTGCATAAATTTTAAAAAAATCACCCCCCGCCCACTTTGATAATTATTAACGTACTAACCGATTAAGAATTAATGCGAGGGGTGAATAAGGTTACATATTAAAACGGAGCATCCTCCTCAACCGTTTGCTTTTCAGATTGGACTAATTTTGTCCAAAACTTTTCAAAGAACTCAAGCTGCTTACTGTTGTCGTAAACATATTGCCCTTTGACCTTTACCTTTTCTAATTCAGGCAGCTCACCCTGATTGTCCTTTGACCATTTCCATTTCAAAGCTTTGCCGTTCTGATTAACAAAGATCGTGGTTTGCGGTTTGCCGTTGTCACCTTGTTTGCTGTTCGCGATCAGCTTAACCTCCTGACTTACGTCAGCATTTGCGATGCTGTTTGTCAGGCCGCGGAAGTAGCCTGAGTCGGTGCGCACCTGTACAAGGTACTTAATGCCAGCATCTTCCAAAGTTAAAAGCAGCTTTCTAAATTTACTGCCCTGATATTCGTCATTCTCAAAACGAACATCCTTAATAACGCCGCTAACTGAGTCGAAAAGCTCGATATCGCCGTTAGCGCTTTTGCGGGCAAATTTGCCCTGCTTCATGTTTAGGTAGGTAATGCTACCTGTGTTATTGGATAAGCCCATAATTAGCCGGGTAACCGTAGCCCGGTGCGGTTTTAATCTTTAATTATTTCTTTGAATCTTTGGTTTATATCGGTTGCACTATTCTCACACATCTGCCTTATCTTTTCAATTAATTCAGCATCTGTCTCAAATATGCCTTTATACTTTATATCAATAAGTATACATTTAAAAAGACCTTCTGCATGGCCTATTAATTTTGCCATCTCAATAGTTTGATTTTTCATACTCGTATGTTTTTAAAATTTGATTAATAACATTATTGCTTTCAGATAACTTTTTTATTTCAGCATTCTGCCACGTATTATAAAGGCTTTCATCCCAGCTTACAGATGAATTAAGATCAGCATATTCATATCCTTTATCATATCCATTAAACCCCATGTACTCATACGATCCAATACCTGTATTATCCATGCAGCAATCTGCCGTAAATTCTATATCTAATTCCTGACCTAATATAATGGCAGTATATGTTATTGTGCATTCCATTTGTGGGTAATTTGATAAGTTAAAGATTTTGGTTTGCTCGTTGTATTCTCGGCGGCCCATAAATTATGCGTGGCGTTAAATAACTCCAAATCTTTGCTGCTATCGTCACGCGTTAATAATTGCCATCCTATGCCTTGTATATCTCCTTTTTTACCCTCCGTGCGGGTTTTGGCATTAAGCCAAAGTATAGCAACCTTGTTGACTCTTATACCATGTTCATTCATTAATAAAGAACGGTAAGCGGCAAGCTGCAACCAATACGATGGATAAATAGCGTTTGAGGTTTTAATATCCAGTAATATCTTTTCGCCATCCATATCAATAATCCTGTCAATCGTACCCGCATATCCTAACTCCTTGCTGATAATATTCATCTCGATTGAATCGGTTACAAATTGAAACCGACTGCGGAATTCGACATACCTTTCGAACATTGCCCACTCATTGAGCTTGTACTCGATTTGCCCTTGTGGGTTTACTAAATTCACCTCATAACCTGCATCATAAAATTCAGTAAGCTTGTGGACCACTGAGCCGCGGCGCCCGGCTTCGTCCCGGATCTCGTCGGCATCTTTGCCGTTCTCTTTGAGCCAGTTGTAATAGGCCGCGCCCTTTGGGTAGCATTCTAAAATAGTTGTCACGGATGGAACGTATCCCCCGTCCTCTGTGGAATAAAAACGACTGTCGAGGAAAGTCAGTTGTTTGTTGTTGATTTGATACATAAGCTTAACGTTTAGAATGCAAATATAAAAAAGATTTTTTAAATACAAAATTATTTTTTTATTTTTGTAAAAAATTATAAATTATGAAAAAAGAAACAAGAGGCCGAAAGCCAATCCCAGCATCAGAAAAAAAGAAAGTAGTGCAGTTTTATGTAAAGCAAAAGCATTACAAAGCAGCAAAAGAAGAGTCTAAATTAATTCAACAAAAGTATTCAAATTAAAAAATTATTTTATGAAATTTATTACAGTTTGCAAATTAGGAAGTGACCTTGAAATAATACATATCAATATTGATCATGTTGTCACAATTACTGATTATTGGGTTGAAAAAGAAGGGTCTGATTTATTTGATAATTATGCTAAAATACTTTTATCAAATGGATTAGAAATTATTTGTGATGAAAGTGTAGAAATGATAGAAAAAGAATTTAAAGAATTTTTCAAACAATATTAATATGAACATTTACGAATACCTTGAACAAGGGGAAATTATCGACAAAGCATCCTACATAGCAGCGCAGGAGCTTATCGGTGTGGGGCATCATGTGATCCCACTTGATAAAGGCGAAAAGCGCCCCACCTCAAATATTAAAAGAATTAATGACATTGTAAAGCATCCTATCAATCTGCATAATGTTAGCTTTTATTTTGATAAAGATTGCGACATTGGCATTATGCTGCAACGTGGCATGGAAGTTATCGATATTGATGAAAAGAACTGCAAAGGCATAACCAAAAAGATACTTAACACAATCGAACAGGGATGGCCCGAGCTTTACCAAAAATTGGTAATTTGTACAACACCTACCGGAGGTGCGCACATAGAATACTTTGCCGAAAAGGTAGGAGGCGATCCAGTATTGGCACGCGTTGAAGCCTCGCCTCACCCGCTTACTGTTATCGAACGTATTGATGAAACGAATAAGCAATACATTAAGACCGCACCATCCGCAGGGTATTTTTACATACAAGGCAACCCATGCGAACTACCAAAACTTGATATGGAAGAGCGCGGCTGGCTTATGGCTGTAATGAAGTCATACGATCAAACTCCCGTTTATGAAGTAAAGAAAAAAGATATTGTACGTGAGGATAGCCCGTGGAAAGTATTTAATTCGCAAAAGAATTGGCGTTATATTTTAGATGAACTGACTGAAAGGAATTGGAAGGTAGTAATGGAGCTTAATGATCGCGTGGTTGTAAAGCGGCCTGATGCCACATCACGCCACTCAGGAAGCATATTTAAAGATAGCAACGTACTTTATTTATTCTCAACAGGTAGTGAACTTGAAGCAGGTAAGGGATATACTTCATTCGGTATTTACGCTCACTTTTATCATGATGGTAATATTCACAATGCATCAAAGCAATTAGCATCAGAGGGTATAGGTGTTAATATAACCGATGAAGGGCAATTTTGGAAAAAAGAACATAAGCGGATAAAAATAAAGTATACTGAATTGGCTGCATGGCTTGAGTCAATCGGTTACTATTTTTATGATAATCAATTGGTTCAGGTTATCCACAATAAAGTCCGCATTGCAGAAACCGCCGATCTTATTAAAGCTTTCCTGAATGAAGTTGAACCTGATATTTTAGATGACATGATCGAGAAAGTGCCGATAATATTTAAGGAAAGCGGCGGACTTATGCAGGGACTTTTAACAAATTTAACCCGTGAATTTGTAAGAGATACAAAAAATGAAACATGGTTTTTCTTTACAAATTGCGCCGTAAAGGTTACTAATGAATCATGTGAGCCGATCCTTTACAATGAAATAAATGGTTTAGTATGGGAAGAAAATATCATTAAAAGAAGATATGAACCAACAGAATACAAAGGCTGTGACGCTGAACGATTTATAAATATCTTAGGAGGCAATGACGTTGAGCAGCTTAATCAGATAATAGGTTACAACCTAAGCCGATACAAAGATCCGCTTATCTCAAAGTCTACGGTAATAATGGAAGACGTATCCGCTGAATCAGAGGGTGAAAGTCAGGGGCGATCCGGTAAAGGGGTACTTGTTAAATTCATAAAGGAGTTTAGAAAGACCAGCTACATAAACGGAAAGACCATGAATTTTAGCGATACCTTTTTATGGCAGTCCGTTCAAATGGATACTAACTTAATCTTTATTGATGATGTGGAAAAGTCTTTCAGATTCACAAAGCTATTCAGTCAGATAACGGAAGGTATTGAAATAAACGCAAAGAATAAGGCAAAGATTATAATACCTTATGAAACTTCTCCTAAGATTATTATAACCTCAAATTATGCCGTAGGTGAAATGGATGAAAGTACATACGATAGGAAATTTGAGTTCCCTGTTGTGAAGCATTTTACATCTAATTACAAACCTATAGATGAATTTAAAAGGGCGTTCTTTATTGACTGGGATTCTATGGAATGGTCAAAATTTGACAACTTTATGATCTCCTGTGCTCAAAAATACTTGATGCTTGCAGACCGTGGAAAAATAACTGTAAGAACTTCAAACTCAATAGACCGTAATCTTATCAATGATACAGACAAAGCCTTTGTTGAATGGATGGATGATCAGTTGCAGAATAACTTTTTTAAGTTTGCACCTGATGTACTTAAAAACGATCGCGTGACAATAGGCGGCAAATTGGTTACAAACGCAATAAACGTAAAGCAATATAAAGAGGCAGCCGATAACCCAGATTATTACATTGTTGAATCAAAGCAGAAAGTACTTGAGTATATTCATAAGGAATGTAATAACAATAAAATAACTCAAACTATGCTTACAAAATGGATTAAAAAATGGGCGCAGGTTAGGAACGTAGAAGTTGATTTAAGCTACAAAAGAGGCAATGATACAGGCAGGTCTTATCGATTTATTTCATGGCCTGATCAGGTAAATTCAATCCAAAAAAGTGATATTGATTTTACGGAAAACTATTTTTAAAATGTGGGAAGTGGGAAAAATATGGCAAAAATCAAATGTTGGGAAAATAGCAATTTCCTACCTTCCAACTTTTGAAACTATGCTAAAAAAAATTAGTAGGAATATCAAAGGCATTGATAATCAATGGTCTTATATCTTTATTCCTACTTTCCTACTTTATTTTACTAATAAAAATAAATAAATAAAAATATATATAATAATAGGGTGCTATATAATATATATATAAGTAGGAGAAAAAATGCAGGAAAATGGGAAATAAATAAAAAAATAAGTAAAATTACTTACTTTATGGAAAAACAATGCAGGAACTGCGTTTTTTGGATTATGGCAGCGGAAAGGACAAAGAGCCTTATCAATGGGGTGCATTACAAAACTAATTTAGGGTATTGCATGAATCCAGTTGTAAGGGATCAAATATTTCATGTTAGGAAAGGTGAAGAACAAATATTATTTTTAAACCATAAAAACATTGAATTCGATGAATCATTCGGTTGCATACACCAAAAATCAAATATTAACGGATCTGTTCAAGAGCCGTGAACTTGATGAAATGCTGAACAAGTTCGATGCAGGTGCAGGTAATGAAGATTTGAAGTCTGAATTATTTTTAGTACTTTGCAATCAGCCTGAAGCCAAAATCATTGAACTGAGCAAGAATAAACAGATTATGTATTTTGCCACAGGTATAGTGCAAAAGATGATATTCCAGAAGGGAAAGTTTTTCAGGACTTATAGGAGAGTTACTAATGAATTTAATAATAATATTGAGATAGAAGAGGAAGAGTACAATAGGGATAAAGATATTATGTTAAATAGAGTTGAGGAAAGTCTTAAAGCTGATCTTCATTG